GACCTACAGCAGGCTGGAAGCTGAAGTGCAGGCCAAGGGAAGACCTCTCAGTATTACATCCTTTAAGACCACCGCACCTAAAAGCGGAGCAAAGGCTAACATCGTGAAGGGAAATGGACTGAAGGCGCTGAACATGGGTGGCATCAAGGCTTTTAAAGGCCAGGGGCGACTGAATGGACAGATTTATCAGAGAAGAAGTAAATCCAGATTCCCGATTAAGAAACTGAGTTCAAACTCGGTGCCGATTATGATCGGAAATGAAAAGGTATACGACCAACTGGAACCAAAGATAAAGCAGATGCTCTACAAGAACATCGAAGCACAGATCAAATTCTTAGTGGGGTAAGGGAACATGACAAAGAAAGAATTTCTTGATGATTTCGCAGAAGAACTGCAAAAAATTCTGCGAGATGTGTATACGAAAAATGCAAAGGGCGAAGAAGTCGGCGTGTCCGTGTATAAGCACCGCCTGCCGGTTATCACTGAAGACGAGGACGACGAGTCAAAGTACTTTCCGTATGCAATCGCCAGACTTTCAGATGCCGATACGGACGAAGGACAGCCGTGGAAGCAGAGGGTTTATATCCTGCTTGGAGTTTATGATGATGATCTGGCAGGAGCAGGATATCTTCATATCCTGACTATGATGGAAAGAATCACAGACAGATATCTGAAAGAGCCACTGCTGAATCATAAATACCGTGCAGAACCAAAAATGAGCACAGACACCCAGGATGAAGATACTTATCCGTATTACTTCGGGGCAGTTGAAATGACTTTTAACATTCCGAAGGTAGAAAGGAGAGACGATTTTTCATGAATAATTCAGGGAACGCAGAATCGACAGAAAATGTTGAGACAACTGCAAAGAAGGTGGCCAGGCCTAAGGATTCGACCACTAGAAAAAAAAGCGCCGACAAAGAGTCAATGATGTACGTCGGTCCTACAATCCCAGGCGTAGCAATTCAGAATACCGTCTACACGGAAATGCCGGAAGCGCTCGAAGAAGCACAGAAGGAATGTCCGGAATTCGGTAATTTATATCTGCCAATCATGAAGTATGCAATGGCAGAGCAGATGATCCGAAAGAAAAGCGGGTACATCTATACAGCGTATAAAAAGGCGCTGGAATACAAGGAAACAAGAAGTAAAGAAGGAGGAATAATCTAATGAGCAAGCATGGAATTTTTATCCACGAAGAAGGCACAGCCCTCTCCGCTCCAATTACAAGCGGATGCTCTATCCAGGTAGTTATCGGTACAGCACCGGTAAACATGGCGGCTGATCCGTCAGCAGTAGTGAATAAGCCAATCCTCGCAAATTCTGCACAGGAGGCAATGGCAGCACTTGGATACAGTACAGACTTTGCAGCGTACACACTCTGCCAGACCATGTACGCAACAGCGAACATCTATCAGGTGGCACCGGTTGTTTACATCAATGTCCTGGATCCAAAGAAGCACAAGAAAGCACTTACAGAAGCAACGTATCAGGTAAATCAGATGCAGGCAGTAGTGAATAAGCCAGGAGTGCTCTTGGACGGCCTGACAGTCAAAGGAGGCGCAGGATCCTCTGCATTGACAAAGGGAACAGATTATACTGCAGAATTTGACAGCACAACAGGATACCTGATTATCACACTTCTGGAAAGTGGAGCTGGAAAGTCAGAGACAAGCCTGAAAGTATCCGGAAACGTTCTGGATCCAAGCATGGTAACTAAAACAGAGATCATCGGAGCATACGACTCAAGTACCGGCGCAGAAACAGGTGCGCAGTTGATCAGAAGAATCTATCCAAGCCTCGGCGTCATTCCGGGATTGATTCTTGCACCAGGATGGTCTCAGATTCCGGAAGTCGGAATCGCACTGGCAGCAAAGGCGGCCAACATTAACGGAGTATTCAAAGCAATGGCGCTCCTCGATTTGGATACGACAAAAGCTACGAAGTACACAGACTGCAAGAAGGTGAAAGAAGATAGTGGATACACATCCGCACATTGCATGGTCCTCTGGCCATATGACAAGGTCGGAGAACTTATCTTAGCGAAATCTGCAGTAGTGGCAGCAATGATGGCATATCAGGATACAGAGAATGATGACGTTCCGAACCTGTCTCCATCAAACAAATTGCTCGGAGTGACCGGTCAGTGCCTGGCAGATGGCACAGAGGTCTGCGTGGATCAGGACCAGGCATCCACAATCAATACATACGGAGTGGTTACAGCCACAAACGTGAATGGTTGGAGATGTTGGGGAAATTATACCGGCGCATTCCCAGGAAGCAACGATGCGAAGGATATCTGGATTCCAGTACGCCGTATGTTCGACTGGCAGGGAAATACATTCATCCAGACTTACTTTGACAAGGTAGATGATCCAATGAATCAGGTTCTCATTGAGTCCATCGTTGATTCAGAAAATATCCGTTGCGCAGCATACGCACCAGACAAATGGGCTGGGGCATCCATTGAATACAGAAAAGAAGATAACCCGACAACAGACATCCTGGCAGGAAAGATGACCTTCAGACAGAAGATTGCACCGTATACTCCTGCACAGGAAATCGACAATACACTGAGCTATGATACAGATCTTCTGGCCAGCGTTCTAGGAGGTGGAGAATAATGATCATTCCTGAGGTAATCAACAATTACAACGTTTATAACGACAAAGCGAATAAGCTGATCGGAATCTCCGGAGAGGTGGAGCTTCCGGAACTGGAAGCTATCACGGACACCATCGAGGCAGCAGGAGTGCTCGGAGAAGTGGAAGATGCAGTAACCGGTCAGTTTTCATCTGCAAAAATTAAGATCCCGTTCTCCAATCTGTACACAGATCTGTTCAGTCTCATGGATACAACAAAGCCTCCACAGCTGACGCTTAGAGGTTCCATGCAGGTCATGGATTCATCAACAGGAGGAACAGACTACGTGCCGGTTAAGATCGTAGTCAGAGGAAAGGCAACCAACTCAAGCCTTGGAAAACTTTCTAAGGGCAAGAAAGGGGAGCCGGAAATCGAGATGGAGATTCTCTATCTTAAAGTAATGATTAACAATAAGACAACACTGGAGCTGGATAAGCTGAACTTTAAGTTCGTTCTGAACGGAAAAGACATGCTTGCAAAAATCAGAAGCCAGTGCTAACAGGAGGAAATGGATATGAGCGAGAAAGCAACCGAAAATACCGTAAACAATGACAATGCTGCAACTGTTGAAAAAAAGCCAGAGATTGTAGTTATCGACAGTAAGAAAGATGAAGTCGAAGAGAGCAACATCGTGGAATTCACAAAGGTTTACCAGTTCGAAGGAGAGACTATCAGTAAGATCGATATGTCAGGCATGGAAGGAATCACAGCCAATGACCTGATTAAAGCGAATAAAGTTCTTCAGGCATCTGGAGTAGTCAGCGTAATGCCAGAGACTAATCTGGAATACGCAATGATTATCGCAGCGAGCGCAACCGGCCGACCGGTTGAGTTCTTTAAAGGATTAGCGCCTCGTGATGCAATGAAGATCAAAAACAAAGTTACATCTTTTTTCTTCGGAGAGGAATAAATCCGAACGACTTATCCGACCTTCGTAAAGTTTGCCTAGTCTTGTCGATCAATCTGCAGACAGGTCTGGATTTTTTCCTCGACCTGTCTCTCTTTGATTTATTGGACCTGTGCGAAGATCTGAAGGAGGTTAATAAGGCGAAGAAATGAGCGACTATAAAATAGCGATCAAGATCGCTGGACAATTAGAAAAATCCTTCTCGTCTTCTATCAAGGAGGCGCAGAAAACATTAAATACAATGGGCGACGCCTTCACAAAAGCAGGAAAGACACTGACTGCAGGCGTCACAATGCCGATCATTGCGCTTGGAGCCTCATCTGTTCAGGAATTCGGTAATGTCGATAAGACGTTGAAACTGGTTCAGGCAACCATGGGATCCACAAGTAGCGAGGCGGCAACACTCGAATCCGCTATGAAAACGGCGGCTGCAAATTCCGTATTCGGAATGCAAGATGCGGCAGATGCAACGTTGAACTTCGCGCGTCAGGGCTTCCAGGCAGCGGAGGCGGCGAATATGCTGACGCCGGCATTAGACCTGGCAGCAGGTACAGCTACAGACTTATCAGAGGTTACTAGCGGACTTGGAAATGCATTGAAGATGTTCGGTAAGGATTCGGATTATGCAGCTACAGCGGCCGATATCCTATCGAAGGCGCAGGCCCAGGCAAATACAACCGTCACAGATCTGTTTGAGGCAATGTCAATCGCCGGACCGATCTGCAACTCAGTCGGTTGGTCAATGTCAGACCTGGCCACGATAACGGATGTGTTCGGAGATGCATCTATCTCAGGATCAGAAGGAGCAACAGCTCTGAAGACCGGTCTCGCAAGGTTGGCAAGTCCAGCAGCGGATGGAGCGGCCTGGATGCAGAAGCTCGGACTGGAGATATTTAATTCAAATGGAACCATGAAGAGCATGACAGAGGTTCAAAAACAGTTACATGACAGCTTCGCAGGATTAACCAGTGAAGAAAAACTGTCAGCTGCAGCTGCAATCTTCGGAAAGAACCAGATGTCAAAGTGGATGACCTTGATTGATGCTTCGCCAGAAAAGGTGCAGCAATACTCGGCAGCGCTGGAAGATTGTACCGGAACATCTCATAAGATGGCAGATGCGCTTCTTTCAGGAATGGGAGGATCGCTCGAAAAACTGAACTCTTCATTTGATGTTATGAAGTACAACATCGGCCAGATTGCAAGCGAGTATTTGAAACCAGCAGTTGATCAGATCACAAAGGCAATTGATGCGTTTAACAATATGGATCCGGCTATGCAGAAGAACATCGTAAAATGGGTAGCCATTGCAGCAGCAGTGGGACCGGTTCTCCTGATCTTAGGTAAGATGCTCAAGATCGCAGGATCTGTCGTCGGTGTATTCGGAAAGCTCGGAAAAGCGGCCGGAGTGCTTGGAAAAGGCGTGAAGAAGACCGTGGATCCAGTAAGTCAGAGTAGTTCAGTTATGTCAGCGGCAGCTAAGAATGCGCTTGGATTT